CGATGCTTGCTACAGAACCAGTAACCTGTCCTAAAGACTTGGCCAGTGTATTGGCAAAACCTAAAGCCGCTGTCTGCACATCAGAATCAGTAAAAATATTCCCAAGGCTGTCTTTTATGGACTGGATGCTGCTTTGGATCGAATCAAATACAGATGTGTCGCCAAAAGCATCCCAAAAACCACTTGTAAAAGAATCTTTTAACTGGTTCAGCAGGTCAGCTATCTTCCGCAGCTTACCACTGACTATATCTTCCTGTTCCGGAAGTGTTCCCATATCAAAGTCATCTGCATTGTAGCCGCCTGCTCCACTACCGCCAGATCCGCTTCCGCTATCTGAACCACTATCCGGGTTTAAGATATTAAGCTCATCAATACCAGTGGTAGCCGTTTTGATATCCTTAGCAGCTTTCTTTGCAGCATTCCCAGCACCGGAAGCAGCCGTTCCAGCTTTATCTGCTGCGACAGCTACAGCTTCCATACCAGCTGCAGTTGCGGATGCTCCTGAATCTTTACCACCAGACATCAAGGCAAAAAAAGCTTTAAATGCATTCGCCAGGCTGAGTATTTTACCAATGACTGCGTTGATCACCTGGATGACCGGGGATAATGCAGCTATAAGCCCCTGTCCTATGGTTGCCTTTAAGCTGTCAAACTGCAGCTGTAAGATACGGACCTGGTTCGCCCAGCCAGTGGATGTCCTGGAGAAGTCACCTGCTGCCGTTGTCAGCTGATCCTGTACAAACTTATACCGCAGGGCAACCTTTTCCATTTCCGACATCTTTGCTGTAGTCTTTCCGAAGCCATTTGCCATAGCATAGCTGTCAAGAGCCGTCTGGGTCATAACAATGCCCAGGTCTTTCAGGCTTTCTGTTTCACCAGTGAATACAGACTTTAACTTCGTGTATGCCTCATCCTGACTGATGTTGTAGAAAGATGCCACATCTCCGGCAAGACCAGTAAGAGTTGTGGACATGTCATATGCAGCTTTCTCACTGAAGCCAAATGCCTTTGCCATAGCTCCAAAAGTACCGGTAAACCGCTTTGCCATGGTCTCAGACAATCCAAACTGAGTGGCTGCATTCTGGGCAAACTTATCTACCTGTTTGCTCATCTGGGAAAATGTAACATCAACTACGTTCTGGACTTCTGCCAGATCAGAGCCTAATTCTATACAGGACTTTCCAAAGTCAAATACTTTTTTGACTGCAAAAGCAGCTGCAAGTGATTTGCCAGCTTTTTTTGCCAGATTCTGTATCCCCAGCATCTGACTGTCAAACTCATTTTTATTTACTACCAGATCAAGCCCGATCTGGCCTACGCTGTCTGCTGCCATATATATCACCTGCCCTTTTCGTTAAGACAGGCACATCGGCACAGCGTCTTAGATCTTTAACTCAAATATTTTCCTGCATTCCTTATTTTTGCATTTAAAAAAGATGCCCTTGCATTTGGCATCTTCTGACTTCATGGCATTGACCGGATGCCCGCAATACGGGCACCGGACTTTTTCATGCTTTACTTTTTCAATTTCAACCACCTCCGCATAATGCAGCGAACATCCTTTCCAGACCTTCCATTTCCCTGTCATAAGCCTCCGGAGTCATCTGCTCCATCTGATGTTTACGCCAGCTGTCATGGATCATTCGCTGATCAGTGGTAAAATGTTTGATCACATTATCATCTGTTTCAGAACGTATCGCTACCACCCGGCCCAGGGGAGTTTCCGGTCCAAGTCCGGCCAGCAGGGAACGGAACTCATCCCAGCTGACCGTTTCAAACTCTTTCGTCCTTATACGCAACCCGTACTGCGTCATGAAACTGGAAATGATCAGGTCCCAGTCTTCAAACAGGTCGTAGTACGGGTCAGCGCTCTCCCTGGCCTGTGATATCTCCTGTGATCAGCTTTATGGCCTCCTGAATGACAGTCATCCAATCTGGAACCAGCAGTTTCAACGAATCAATTACCTTTCTGGATTTTTCTGGAAATACCAGTTCGTATAATTCATTCATATTTTCTTCTGAAGTTCCACCATTTCTTGTAACATTAATTACTTTCATCATGGTAGGAGCATCTGCATTTACCTCCAGTTTTTCTCCATTGATCATCAGGCATGGATTCCCATCAAATGTAAGCTTATCTGTAATATCTACTACTTTTGCCATTGCTCATTGTCTCCTTTTACGCTGCCACTACCGGTGTATAGGTTGGTTTTCCATAACAGGTAACCTCAAACTCCAGGGCATCGATATTCGTTGTATCACCGCCTCCTGGGGTAGTCACATTTACTACTACATCACAAGCCAGCTTAGCCCCGGATGTCATGGTCCACTCAAACTTGGTCATTACATCCTGGCCAAATT